TCTGCTGCACATCGATTACGCCTGACAAGCGAACGCCATTCACATCAATGGTGAGTCGCTCTTCGTTCGTATAGTTTTCAATGACCGAACGCTCCATGACAACATGAAGAGCAGAGCCAACGATTGACCACCACATATCGGTGACATCCGTTTCCATATCATCGTCATGCCGCTTGCGTAACCGCTGAATGCGGGGCGGTGAAATGATCTCGGTGACTGAGTAGTCAGCCACCCCCTTGCTGTAGTACTGTTTGTTCGCAAGAGCGTATAGTGGCTCAGGCAAACCGAACTTGTTTGTGACTTTCATTTAGCCTCCGTGGTTGATAAAATGCGAACGCTTATGCTAACACGAGAAAATAAACCATGCAAACACTTTTACTGAAAATTTATGGCGAGCCAGCAAGTAAAGCCAACAGCCGCAGAGCGGTAATGGTCAACGGCAAGTCCATGTTCATCAAGTCCGCAAAGGCCCTGAACTATGCAAAGATGTTTAAACAGCAAGCAGTTGTGCCGCCCTTGTTGAAATTTATTTCAGAGGATGTTGCGGTAACCATTCGCATTTGGTATGCATCAAGGCGACCTGACTTGGATGAGTCGTTGATCCTCGACTTGCTACAGGACGTTGCATATCTCAACGATAGGCAGGTCAAAGAGAAGCACATCTATTGGATGGGTGTAGACAAAGAGAACTCTCGTTGCGAGATTGAGGTCAGTCCCATACAGGCAAAATAAAAGCCACCGCAAGGGTGGCTTTTACCGATCTTTCGATCTGCTATACAGGAGGCTTAATCATGTCTAGGTGCATGAATTGTATCTCCCTCATCAAGCGTGTCAACACTCGTTCGCAAAATATTTTGCAATAATCCGATTGCAGTTGCCGTTTGTTTTTTCATTTGCTTTCCGAACGGTAATTTTTGAGAGATGTTTAAACACATCTCTCTTTTTTTGTCCTGCTGGTTTCTGGCGTACGCCGGGAATGATGCGCCGGGGATGATATTAAATTGTTTAAACGCAGTGCAAAAATATTTTACGTTTACCCCATTGTGTCGCCCCTCTTTCATGGCTTAAACTGCAATCCTCTTTTGATCGTTGGGAGAAATCGACAGCAGGGTCAAGAGGTGTATTGTCGGTACTGTTGGAAGTGCATTAGATACCGAAGGGGATGGCGAAGACAGAGTCCCTTGCACGAGAAGTCTGTCGGGGCGCAGTCATGCGTGAAGGCTCATCTAGGATAGGCTAGGTGCGCCTTGCGCTCCCCCAAAAGGGAGCGCAAAGAGTTGATATCAACTACATACAAATTGGAAATCTCATGCCCTATGTGAACAAAGCAAGACCCTACAAAAAAGAATATGAGCAACAAGTTGAGCGTAGCGAACAGCCCAAGCGCAATGCAAGAGAACGTGCAAGGTATGAGATGGACAAGAAGGGTGTTGACCGCAAAGGTAAAGACATCGACCATGTAGTGCCACTATCCAAAGGAGGGACAAACGCACCATCAAACTTGAAACTAAAAACACCATCAAAGAATCGATCATTCACACGCAACAGTGACCACACTGTCAAAGTGAACAGACCGAAAAAGTAATTCATCAGGAGGCTTATGAAATTTGCAGGATCATCTGCAACGAGTGGCATCGACCATCTTGTTGCGTCAATTGCGGCACACAAACCCGAACGTGCTGTCTGTCCCGAATGCTCGGACGAGCGTTCCAAAAAAGGCGATAAGGATTTAGCCATTCACCCGAAAGAGCGTGGATGGACTTATCACTGCCATCACTGTCATGTCGGTGGCTTTGTCCACTTCCCATCAAACTACATTCAACCGCCCAAGCGTCAGGAGCAAAACGTGATTCCAATCAGAGCCTTTCAACAAACACAACTTGAGCCACAACATTTTGCATTTTTGAAAGCACGAGGAATATCAGAACAGACCGCCCTTGACATGAAGTTGTTTGCGGCAAATAAATATTTCAATCGCATTCAAAAGCAAACTGACGCAATCGGTTTTCCTTATTTTAAAAATGGTCAGTACATCAACGCAAAGTATCGAAGCATCGAATCAAAGGACTTCACGCAAGATACAGGAGGCGCTCATGTCTTCTTTGCAATTGACAAAGTCGATCCAACCAAACCAATGATCATCGTAGAGGGCGAAATAGATGCACTGACATTGATTGAATGCGGCATTGAGAATGTTGTGAGTGTCCCTGCTGGCGCTCCCATCAAAGTGAGCGATGGCAAGGTTGCACCAAGCGAGGATAAAAAATTCAGTTTTATTTGGGATGCATTTGAGACAATTGAAAAGTTGCCGTACGTTGTCATTGCAGTTGATACCGACACTGCCGGTCAAGCCCTTGCAGAAGAGTTGGCAAGACGAATAGGCAAAGACAAATGTCGCATCGCCAAATCAGACTTCAAAGATTTAAACGAAGCATTCCTTGCGGAGGGTGCGACAAAGGTCAAAGAAATAATCGACAAGGCAGAGCCTTACCCAGTTGCTGGCTTGTCGTCCGCCACGAAGTTTGAAGACCGTTTAAACGATCTGTGGAGCAAAGGCACGGGACGGGGAACATCGACAGGCTACTCAAACGTGGATCAGATTTACACCGTGGCTGAAGGTCAACTTACCATCGTGACAGGTTACCCGTCCAGCGGCAAATCAAATTTTGTTGATCAGTTGATGGTTAACCTTGGACGATCACATGATTGGAAGTTCGCCCTTTGTTCATTTGAGAATGCTCCCGAAGTTCACATCTCACGCCTGATGGAAATCTACAAAGAGAAGCGATTCTTTGAGGGCACAAGCCGCATGACAGAGGATGACCGCAAGGATGCCTTTGATTGGGTTCAACAGCATTTTCTATTCTTGGACTCAGAGGGCGTTGAACCAGCATCAATTGATTCGATACTGGACAGGGCGAGGATTGCAGTTGTTCGCATGGGCATACGAGGGCTGGTAGTCGATCCCTACAACTACATCGAAAACAAATCAGGCATGGCAGAGACAGAGTTCATATCGTCCATGCTGACCCGTATACAAGCGTTCGCAAAGGCTTATGGAGTCCATGTGTGGTTCGTGGCTCACCCAGCAAAAATAACACGCTCAGGCATGGATTTGCCTCGTCCTGATGGCATGGCAATCAGTGGATCAATGGCGTGGTGGGCAAAGGCTGATTGCGGCATGACCGTTCACCGAACCAAGAACAATGATGTTGAAATTGCAATTTGGAAATGTAGGTATCGATGGGTTGGCACACAAGGCGAAACCCAATTGAATTACGAAAAGGTCACCGGAACCTACAAGGTGGCTGATGACTTCTAGGCCGTTTAAACGCTGAGTGTTTACAGGCCAAAAAAAATCCCCCAAGGCCGTGAAGCCAAGGGGGAACTGGTCAGGAAAGCTTGCCGTCTTTTAGTTTGAGGATTGGCTTGAGGGTTGCCTCGGTCATTCGCCTGATCTCCTCGCAAAGTTCGGCATAAGTCTCGCCCATTACCGTGGCATCTGCATACCCATCAGGTTTCTCGTTATCGCTGTAATACACCTCGCAGATTTTTAAGCAAGGCTCACCGTTATTTTCTTCAGTCAAGTCAATGACCCTGTAATTCCAAATCATCTCTGCTCCTTTCAGTGAATGGGTTCATCATCGTCAGGCAGTTGACTTGCGTAGACATGAACGATAGACAGGCTGGTTGCTTTGATGACGCTTGATAGATCGACACCACAATTGACCCCCACTTCTCCGATTAAGTGCGACAGTAGGCTCAGGACAAGATGCGCTTCTTGACCATCTATCAGGTCAGCGATCTGATCTTTTATTTTGTCGTACTCCTCAGCATCAATACCGCTCGTTTCTTTTGTTGTGGTTGCTTGCATATGAAATCCTTTTAAAAAGATGGGGAGCAAGCTCCCCTTGGTTTACTTTAATACTTTCAGAACCTTGTTGAGCGATGCGCTTGTCAGGTCTTGAATGCTGGTCACGTTCTCAGCGTGAGTGAAGCACTCATCAACCTTGGTGCGTCCGATGCCAATCGCAATCAGTGTGATGCGTTGCTTGTCGGCAAGCTGTTGCAAATACTTCATGTGTTCAACGTGGTAGCCGTTTGCATCAGTCAGCAAGAACAGAACCTTGCGTGGTTCTTTGCGAAGAGCCAAGTCCTCAATGGCTAATGCAATCGATGAGTAGTCAGGCGTTGATCCATTGGCGCATTGAGCGATACCGCCAAGCTTTGATGATGCCTTGCCCAATGACTCGCCCCACTTCTTGAATGGTATGAATACAGGGCGCTCGGCTTTGAGGCAAATGTCTCGTGATGCTCCAGCCTTGTCGCTCTCAATAAGCTCATCATTACCATAGAAGCCAGTGACAGAGAACTCAGAGTTTGCCTTGTCAAGTATCTTGCAGAGTTGAATTGCAACCTCACACGCAACGGTGATTTCATTGTGATAGCTCATTGAGCCTGAGCAATCAATCATTATGCTGACCGCTGACCGCTCTGCCTCACGCACCTGACGCTTGCTGAAGATGTTGGCATCACCACACGCATAGCGTGTAAACGCCTTGCGATCAACCCTGCCTGATTCCTCGTGGCTTGACCAGCTAACCAAATCGTTTGAGCGCAAGATGCGAAGCAAGTTGGCTCGTGTCGCACCCATGCCTGATGGTGTGAATGTGTAATTGTTTTTGTATGTTTTCTCTGCAACTTCTTTGTTGATGTACATGATGTTTCCTTATCCAAAATTAATTTCGTTGATCTTAGGTTTGAGGATCGCTGGACGAGCCTTAACCTTGTCTGCAAGTGCAGTGTGTGGACGCAATCCATTCTGAATGAACTTGTCAAACTCAGGTCTACGTCTGCCGCTGTCGTTGAATGGGTCACTGCTATGACCGTTGCCGCCCTGACCGCTTGGCTCGCCCTGCTGTTGACTCTCGCCATTACCCTGCTCAGGCTTGTCAGAACCGTCACCAGCGCCCTGATCTGCGCCGCCTGACCCTTGACCCTCACCGTCAGGTTCATCGCCTTGCTGGTCACCTTGGTCACCAGCTTGATCGCCTTGCTGGTCACCTTGCTGGTCACCTTGCTGATCACCAGCTTGGTCACCCTGCTGACTGTCATCACCCTGCTGACCGCCATCACCTTGTGGCTCTTGTGGTGGTTGCTTAGGTGGTTGCTCGGGTTGTTTCTTCTGCTCTTCATGCGCTTGCTGAAGACGTTTAAACAACTCAATTGCAATGTCGGCAATTGTCTCGGTGCACTTTGCTTTCCGTGCTGACTTCAACGCCCACTCAATGTCGGCTGACCAAGGTGACACGCCAATCACCGTGGGGTGAGTGATGGGGTAACCGTTCATGCGTCTGCCCTCAATCGCCAACATGAATGGCACGTTCTTCATGTCATCAGGTTTGACGTAACCGTTTTCATCCAGCACAGAGTTGGTTAGCTCTTCAAACAATGCCTTGGCATTGGGTGCGTGGCCTGACTTGATCACGCACTGCTCAATGCGTGGGTCTTCAAGGCCGTTGATCAATGAGCCAACGTAAGAGCCGTGCTTGTTGCGAGCGTCATCCCACGGTGCGTTGTCGGTGAACCATGCATGACCAAGCTCGTGCAAGGCGTAGCCAAGCGTGTTGTTGAATACCTTGCGAGAGATGGTTGCCATGTCATCGATGGATGGGAAGATCACTTTCACGCTGGACAATGCCGTGCGATTGACTCGTTTAAACACGATGCCCGCCGTCTTGCCTGACCACAACACCTCAAGCTTGTCGATGTTCTGACCGCTTGCTTGGAAGACTCGCTCAAGCGTTGATGCAACGCCACGTTTCACTTGTGTGCCTAAGAACATAAAGCCCCCTTACTTGGTTAAGAATTTTTTAAGCTCCACGGTGTCAACCGTGGCGGTGAAGATGCCTACCAACTCAGGCTCGCAGTCAGCGGGAAACTTGTTGACGATGGCAGAGCGAAACGCTGTCACCGTTGGTACGCCCTTGGTCACTGCTCTTGCCCATGCAAACAACTGTCGCAATGATGGAGGCTGAGTCAGTACACCAGCCCTTGCTTTCTCACGAGCCACATTCGCAAAGCGAACGAAGACATCAGCGGCATCGACATTCAAACCAGTGCGACTGCTGATGAGCTTGACTTCATCAGCGTGAGGCAGGTAGTTGAATTCCAGCGTGTAGCTGAAGCGGTCAATGAATGCAGTGTTCTGATCACGAACACCAGCGAAGTTGCCTGACTGGTCACCGTGACCGTTGCTGTTATCAGCACAGAAGAATGCAACGTGCGATGCGACTGGTATGCGAACACCTGTCTCAGCAATCACGATGGCACGGTTGGTAGAGCGTTCGCACAGGGCGTGAAGAGCGGCAAGGTTCTGCGCTCTAGCAAAGCCGATCTCATCCAACAGCACGAGCGAACCAGTGTGGCTGATTGCCTGAGCAATGATCCCTGCTTTCCACTCGACTGAACCGTTCTTGACGATGTTGCCGCCAATGAATTCGCTACGCTCCATTGCCTCATCGAAGTTGATGCGGAAGAGCTTGCGCTTGAGTCTTGCGCTCAGTTGTTCGCAGAATGCAGTCTTGCCTGTACCACGCTCACCAGCGAGCCACACGTTGTCGGGCAGTGAGTCGCTCAATGCACAGAGTGCTTGGTGCAAGTTGGCAGGGTTGAAGACGTAGTCATCGACAGTGGCACAAGCCTCAGGGTCATTCCAAACCAGCACTTCCATGTCTTCAAAGTTAACTGTCTCACCGTCTTGTGTGTAGAACAAAGGGGCGGGGAATATCTCTGAAGCCTTGTGTGTGCTGAACACTGCCACGCTATTGGCAACGGTCTGCAACTGCTCGGGAGTGACAGACTGTTTAAACGATGAGAACAAGTTGCCAACCTCAGAGCGGATGGCGTTGTCGATCTTGCCGTAGTCCACGCCTGTGATCTTGCTCACCTCAGTGTCGAGTCGCTTGAGCAAGTCACGCTCAATGCCATCGACTTGCGTGATGACCTTGCTCCGCAGATTGCGAGCCTCGTCCAGCGCTTTTGATGCGAGCGTGTTCGTTGATGCAACGATGGTCTGCGAATTGCGAACCTCTATCAGTGCGTCATTGACCAAGCCGATGGAGTCATTGACCATCACAGAGCTTGTTGACGGTGACTGCTTGGCATTGATCACTGCCGTTGACAGTGGCACGAGGTCACGAATCTCTTGGAGGCTGATGCCGCCCTTGTTGACGATGTCGGTGAGAACGCTAACGACATGAACCTTATCTGCGCTGACCTCTGAGCCGTAGCCTGTCTGCACGAGAGCGGCATTCAGTTTGCTTGTTGAGATGAGTGACAGAGCTTGAGAAATTTTTGCTGTTGACATGATAGGAAGCCTCCTGATTTAAACGATATGAAACTGAGTGAGATTGGTCGCCTCGGGTCTACCGTGCGAACACCAAGGCAGACCAGTCGATGACCACTTGGAAGTGAGTCGAATCTTGTAGTTGCAGACAGGGCATTCAGCCAACAACATACGAGTCGATTGCACCTTGCGAACAGCAGAGATGTTCAGCTTGGCGTGTGGGTAGTCGCCCAATGATTGGATCAATGGAGCGAAGTTGTCTCTGAACGTGTCACCGGCCTCGGTTGCAGTGACCTTGCCCTCAAGCCACAAGGCACGAACGCAAGCGGGGAAGCGTCCACGGTGACCATCGCCATCAGTTGCCGCATGGGACAACTCGTGACAGAGAATTGCGAACGCCTCGACAGCGTCATCAACCACAGGGCTGATGCAGATTTCGTGGTGACCATCGCTTGATGCGGCTGGTGACCAATGCTCACCGATAGCACGGTGTTGAGAGCGAGCCTTGCTCGATGGGAATCCACAGGTGACCCTGATCTTGTCGGGCAGTGGGAAACCGTTCGCATTGAAGATCGAACGAAGCTCCTCGACAGCGTGGGCAAGCCACTCTTCACGGTTGGTAGCAGTCATGTTTAAACCTCCTTGTGGTTGAGAGCCTCAGTCACAACGTGACCAAGGAAGAAGCCGCCAGCGGCAGTGGCGAAGTTCCAAAATGGAATGCCATCGCTGTAAGAGAAGCCAGCGAAGAGCGTGAATGCAGATGCGAGAGACATGATGACGTAATACATGGATAAGCCTCCATAAGTTGAACAAGACCTGCTCTCGCAGGTTTCGGCTAATCAAGCCTCGTCAGTTGTCCTGATGATGGTGAGTTGCTTGTCAGACCAAGTGCCTGACTCCCGCACGGTGTTCGCAATGAGCATTGCTTGGCGTGTCTGTCGTTCTGAACTGGCGCTGAAGCCGCCTCCTGCTATCCACAGGCAAAGGCTTTCAAGCTCGCTGTTCGGGTATGTGCCTCGCTGTTCGGGCTTGTACGAACCTGCATGGTTGATGACGGTGATCATGTTTAAACCTCCCTGTTTGTGCCGTTGATGATGGTCTGTGCGTAGGCAATGCAAGCCAACGCAATGTCTTTGTCGCCCTGCTGAAGAGCCTTGTAGGCCTCTTCAAGCGCCTCTGTGATTCGCTCCAAATCCTGTTTCATGCGTGTCCTTTCAGATGCTGAGGGGAAGCTCGTTGTTCGCAAGCTTGTACTTGATCGACTCGCCAGCATCAATGCCGATGGCAATCAAACGATTCTGAGCAAGCTCAAACGCCTTGCTCATGGTGTAGGCGATCTCAATGTCGCTGACATCAGCGTTCGTGCCGCCACTTGACCAGTGCAGGGTCACTTTCGGCAATTCGCTAAAGCTGTAGCGTTCGATGATGTAGCAAATGCCCTCTGAACCCCAATGCGTGGGAGCAGAAAAGGTGTAGAAGATTTCACCGAACGGTTTGCCTTTGTTATTGCGAACGGTGTTGTTGATTGTCTCTGTCACGTTGAATTTGCGGAACATGGTTAAGCCTCCATTGAAGTGCGACATTGCACTGATATGCCCATCGGGCATACCGCTGAAATGTCAGGCGATGGCTTGATTTCGCCATATGCTTTTCTTGCTGGTTGCTTTGAGGCGAGCGAGTTGTTCGTCTCGTATTGCATCGATCTCAGCCCACAGCTTGCGTCCATAGGGGTGATCTGTGCTGTACTTGCCGATCTCCAGCGTTGCGTGGCAGTCTGCCAATGCGAAGAACAACTGCACGTTGGTGTAGGTTTTGAAATTGATCATGGTGAGCCTCCTGTTTGATGCGGATTGCATCCACAAGCACACTGCGAACAATGTGCTTGAAGTGGAATCCACTTGCCGCCCTTATTCACGAGGACGGTACATGGGGACAGTGCCTTGCGTCCGCTCCTCTCAGAGCGGTCAGATCGTTCGCTGGTTGCCCCCGAATGGGTAAGTGGTAGGCATGGTGCGAACGGTCAACGTAGGTGACTGTCGTAGTCAAGAGGGCTGATGCTCCCTGTCGATCCCCTGTATGTGTAGGTGGGTGATCAGTCGGAAGCTTGTACCTCTCGGGCTGTCTGCTCGGGCTAGAGTGTTTGCGAGTCACTCATCGAAGCCGTCTTTGTTGTTTGATGCAAGCACCAAACTGAAACGAATGCTAGCACGTTTACACAACCCTGCAATGGGGTTTGTTGCAAAAAGGCAAAAATATTTAATCGTTATAAATCAACGAGTTACGAGAGTTGGAGTTCTCCAAAAGGGCTAATGTATACCTTTGTTTTCATTGATGTTTTGAGTACTTGAGTTTTCAATGCGAACGATTGGGTTGGTGGACATGGCGAAGCCGAGTGGACAGGTGCTTGATAGGCAGTGAATGCTGTAGGGAGGAGAGGCGATGAGGCTCATAGCGTGAGCTTGTGCTGATGAATGTTTAAACGCAAACCGTTGGCTTGCAGTTGTAATCGCCTTGCTGGTGTACACCGCACTTGCAGTTGTGTGTGGTGAAGTGCAATATGCGAACGAGTTGCATTGTGTGTGTCGTGCTGAGAAAATGGTGAGAACAAATGCAGAGTGTTTAAACAAGTGGAAAGGGGTCACAACATGGCACAAATCAAACCGAATGAGAACGATACTGGTGCGAGCATTACACCGTTCGCAAGTGCAAGCATTGAGGGCGAGGGAGACTATAGCGAAGCGATACGGTCAGCCGCTTCTCAAGTAGAGATAACAGTAAGAGGAGATGGAAAGCCATTCGGTCATAAACCAAACGAAGATGAAATCGTTGAGAGTAAGAAGACTACTACCAAGATGAAATTGTTCGCCTCTGCCATTGCGGATGGTCTGAGTCCAGCAGAGGCATACAGAAAGGTGTATGACTGCTCGAACAGCACTAATGCCACAGTGATGGCTAATGCGAACAGACTGCTGAACGATGGAAGAATTACTTTACTACTTGAGCCTGTCTTCCAAGCTAAACGAGAGATGGTGATCAACGATGAGCTAGCCACAAGGCGATTCATCATGCAAGAGTTATTCGAACACGCCAAGAACACTGAGCGAGTGAGTGACAAGCTGAGAGCCTTGGAGATGATGGGCAAGAGCATTGGTATGTTCAATGACACTGCTGACAAAGATGAGAACGATCTCGATGTCGAGAAGCTCAAGGGAGAACTCAAGGCGAAGATGGCATCGATGCTGAGTGTGACTCTGCCATCAGCCAAGCATTGAGGGGAGAGAACGGGTCAGAGTGGCTCTGTAGGCGCTATGTGCAAGGCGTGTATGCGTGGCGTATGTGCGTATGCATGAGGCGTGTGTGGCGTAGCGTGTGCCTGTGCAGGGCGTGTAAACGATGCTCTCCACTCGTGCGCTAGGCGGCTGGAGGGTATGTGCGCTAGGCATGACCCTACCCACCCCCACCTCCCTTTTATTGACGGCATCGACTGGGCTTACACTACACTCAAATCCACACATTCAATCCCATAAAACACCCCCTTAACTTTTCTATTACAAACCCCCACCCCCTATATATATTTTTTTTGGGGTATCGTTCGCACAATTTAAATCTGGTGTATATTTCGTTTGCTAGCGCACAGTAACCAAGTAGCTTCCTTAGCTGGTGGCTCCTTCAACTTGGAACTCCCTGCGCTAGTTCCAATTCGCATGGGGATTGGTATCTGGGCGAAGTACAAGCCTTGAGATCGAAGCGACCAGTCTCCAGCCGTGTTGGTGTGGCGAAAGCCTGAGACTGATAACCTGCGTTAATGTTCAAGGCAGGACACCAACAACCCTTTGGGTTCTTTCCCTCGTTCGCATAATGTTTAAACGTGCTATATTCCGTTCGTATAAATGTTCGCACGGAGGTTCGTATGGAAAAGAAAACCAAACTGGTCTACGACTTCATCGTGGCCTGTCAGCAAATCCGTAAGATCACACCCTCCTACCGAGAGCTTGCCATTGGTCTTGGCATGCAGAGCAAGTCCAATATCTTCCGCTACATCCGCAGGTTGGAGAAGATGGGGGCCATTGAAACACAGCCCAAGAAGATGCGAACCATCAGATTGACCAACAAATCGGTCAACGACATCATCAAGCTATGAGTTTGCTGACCACTCAGGAAATGGAGCAGTACCTCCAGATGTTGGAGACACTCCCGCCTGAGCATGAAATGATTCCAAAGATCAAGCTTCTGATGGAAGCCGATCGCCGTGAACAATGCAAGGAACACTTCATACCGTTTGTGGAAGATATGTGGCCCTCCTTTATCGCAGGGCGACACCACAAGATCATGGCAGATGCCTTTGAGCGGGTTGCCAATGGCAAGTTGAAGAGGCTGATCATCAATATGCCGCCTCGACACACCAAGTCTGAGTTCGCATCCTTTTTGTTCCCATCATGGTTTCTAGGTAAGTACCCTCACAAGAAGATCATCCAGACCGCCCACACGGCAGAACTCTCGGTGGGTTTTGGTCGTAAGGTCAGGAACTTGGTCAACACCAACCATTACCAGAAGATATTCCCCACAAAGTTATCCACAGACAGCAAGGCCGCTGGACGCTGGAACACAAACAAGGGCGGTGACTACTTCGCCATTGGTGTGGGCGGTGCAGTGACAGGTAAAGGCGCTGACGTTCTTATCATTGATGACCCCCACTCCGAGCAAGAAGCCATGCAGGGTGACCCAAAGGTGTATGACAGGGTCTATGAATGGTATAGCTCAGGCCCTCGCCAGCGTTTACAGCCCGGGGGAGCCATCATCATCGTGATGACACGGTGGTCAAAGCGGGATTTGACGGGTCAGGTGGTGTCAAACTCAGTCAAAAGGGACGGAGATGAGTGGGAAGTCATTGAATTTCCTGCATTAATGCCCTCTGGAGCGCCACTTTGGCCTGAATTCTGGTCACAAGAAGAGCTTGAGGCCATCAAGTCCGAGATTCCAGTCCCTAAATGGGAAGCCCAGTACCAACAAAACCCCACATCTGAGGGCGGTGCGCTCATTAAGCGGGAAATGTGGAAGATTTGGGAGAAAGATGACCCGCCAGAATGCGAATACACCATCCAAAGCTGGGATACGGCGTTTGAAAAGCACAACAGGGCTGACTATTCAGCTTGCACCACATGGGGAGTGTTCAGGCATCCCGATGACAAGGGCAATGCCCAGCCAAACATCATCTTGCTAGATGCATTCAAAGACCGATTGGAGTTTCCTGAACTCAAAGCCAAAGCGTTTGAGATGTACAACGAGTGGGAGCCTGACACCCTACTGATCGAAAAGAAGGCGGCAGGAGCGCCGTTGATCTATGAAATGAGGCGCACAGGAATCCCACTGCAAGAGTACACGCCAAGCAAGGGCAATGATAAGATAGCCCGTGTAAACGCAATATCTGACATATTTGCGTCCGGCTTTGTTTGGTGTCCAGACAGACGCTGGGCTGAAGAGGTCATGGAGGAGTGTGCTTCATTCCCAAATGGTGAGCATGACGACTTAGTTGACTCAACCAGTCAGGCGCTGTTAAGGTTCCGGCAGGGCGGTTTTCTCCGTTTAAACACGGATGATGAAGAAGACTTTGTCCCCCGCCGAAAGAAAGCGGCCTACTACTGAGGAACACCATGATTGAAAAAAGTTTATACCAAGCGCCAACAGGACTTGCCATCATAGAAGAAGCACCTTCGGTTGAGATCGAAATTGAGATCATTGGCGAGAACGAAGAGGCATCTGTAGAAGATGTGGTGTCGCCAGAAATTCCTTTTGATGCCAACCTTGCGGAACACATCGATCCCCAAGAATTGAGTTCAATTGCCAATGAATTGCTTGGCGACATTGAGGACGATCTATCCTCTCGCAAGGATTGGATGCAGACCTATGTTGATGGTCTTGAACTCCTTGGTATGAAGATCGAAGAGCGGTCAGAACCTTGGGAGGGCGCTTGTGGTGTTTACCATCCACTGCTCTCAGAGGCGCTGGTCAAGTTCCAAGCAGAAACAATCATGGCGACATTCCCTGCCGCTGGGCCAGTCAAGACCCAGATCATTGGCAAGGAAACCCCAGAGAAAAAAGAAGCCGCCACTCGTGTTCAAGACGACATGAACCATGAGTTAACCGATGTAATGACCGAGTACCGCCCAGAGCATGAGCGCATGATTTGGGGTTTGGGCTTGTCAGGCAATGCATTTAAGAAGGTCTACTTTGACCCTGCGCTTGACCGCCAGACATCTATCTTTGTTCCCGCCGAAGACATCATCGTTCCATACGGCGCATCCTCACTCCAAACTTCTCCTCGTGTCACCCATGTGATGCGTAAAACCAAGAACGAGCTTGCTCGTTTAGTTCATCAGGGCTTCTACATTGATGAAGAACTTGGTGAGCCAAGTACAAGCCTTGATGAGGTGGAGAAAAAGATTGCCGAGAAGATGGGCTTCAAGGCGACAACAGACGACAGGTACAAGCTCTATGAAGTCCAAGTTGATCTCGACATACCCGGATTTGAAGACTGCGATGAAGACGGAGAGCCAACAGGCATTGCTCTGCCGTACATCCTTACCATCGACAAAGAAACAACAACCGTGCTGGCTGTGCGCCGCAACTGGCGACCAGAAGACGACACTCACCAAAAGCGAAACCACTTTGTTCACTACGGATATGTGCCCGGATTCGGCTTCTACTATTTTGGCCTGATCCATTTGATTGGCGCATTTGCCAAGTCAGGTACATCAATCTTGCGCCAGTTGGTGGACGCAGGAACTTTGAGCAACTTGCCCGGTGGATTCAAAACCAAGGGCATGAGAGTCAAGGGCGATGACACCCCAATTTCGCCCGGAGAGTGGCGAGATGCGGACGTTGCATCCGGCACACTCAAAGACAACCTTTTGCCACTTCCATACAAAGAGCCAAGCCAAGTGCTAATGGCCTTGCTTGGCAACATTGTGGAAGAAGGCCGCAGAGCCGCAGGATCAGGCGATTTAAACGTGGCGGATATGTCTGCCAATGCCCCAGTTGGATCAACACTGGCGCTGTTGGAGCGCACCCTGAAGGTGATGTCAGCCGTCCAAGCTCGCATTCACTACTCCATGAAGCAGGAATTGGTGCTGTTGCGAGACATCATCAGAGACTACACGCCAGATGAGTATGACTACGAGCCAGAAGAAGGTAGCCGTAGCGCCAAGAAGTCTGACTATGACTGCTGTGATGTGATCCCTGTGAGCGATCCAAATGCCGCCACAATGGCCCAGAAGATCGTGCAGTATCAGGCGGTTTTGCAGTTGGCTCAGAATGCTCCCGGTATTTACAATATGCCTCAGCTTCATCGCCAGATGCTGGATGTGCTGGGCATCAGGAATGCACAAAAACTCATACCTCTAGAAGACGATCAAAAGCCTCGTGATCCACTGAGCGAGAACATGAATGCCATGATGAATAAGCCTCTCAAGGCGTTCATCTACCAAGACCATGAAGCGCACATCGCCGCTCACATGAACTTCTTGCAAGACCCCAAGACGGCGGCAATGATTGGGCAAAGCCCAATGGCACAGCAAATCAACGCCAGCCTACAGGCTCACATTGCAGAGCATTTTGCTTATCAATACCGTCAAGAGATCGAACAGCAGATTGGTGCACCGTTGCCCTATTTGTCTGAAGACGATGATGAGTTGCCGCAAGAGTATGAGATTCAGATTGCTCGTTTGGTATCTCAAGCCAGCCAGCAGTTGCTTCAAAAGAACCAAGCAGAAGCCGCTCAACAGCAGGTTGCCCAGCAACAGCAAGACCCCATCATCCAGATGCAGATGCAGGAATTGCAACTCAAGGCCGAAGAAATCAAACGCAAAACAGCCAAAGATCAGGCCGATACAGCCCTCAAACAGGCTCAATTGCAGGTCGAAGAAGCCAAATTGGAAGCGCAAACCAACTTGGAAGGCCACAAATTAGGAGTCAAGATTGCCCACGAAAAGGCGACTTTGGCCCAAAAAACCGAGGCGGAGCAAGAAAAACTCAACCTTGGCGGTCACAGACTGGGCTACGAAATGGCCTCTACCAAAGACCGTTTAAACAGAGAGTCGTTGTTTAAGCTGGACGAGGTAAAAAACAGACCCCCAACAAAACCAACGACAGGTGAATGATGGATGACTTTGACGTAATTGTGAAAAATATTGACGACAAGATTTACCAATTGCGGGATTTTGTAGCCACAGGGAACGTAAATGACCTGTCGGAGTACAAGGCAACGTGCGGTCAGATTCGAGGTCTGCTGACAGCACGGGAATTCGTATTAGACCAAAAGCAAAAAATGGAGAAATTTAATGGATGACTTCTCAAGTGTCGGCACGAGGCTGGCGGAAGAAAGCGCATTGAAAGAGGTTGCACCTTTAACCCACGAAGAAAAGGCAAAACAACTCCCAAACCCTACCGGATACCGCATTCTTTGCGCTATTCCTGAGCAGGAAAAGGAATATGAGAGCGGCATCATCAAGGCCGAACTCACTGTGCACAACGAAGAAATACTGACCACCGTGCTATTTGTGGTCAAGCTTGGTGCTGATTGCTACAAAGATGAAAAACGCTTTCCCAACGGTGCTTGGTGCAAAGAAGGTGATTTTATTCTTGTCCGTCCACACGCCGGAACCAAACTTGTCATCCACGGTAAAGAATTCCGCATCATCAACGATGACTCCGTTGAAGGCATTGTGGAAGACCCCCGTGGCATCAAACGCAAATAAGGAGTGCACATGAGTACATACAAAGGCGAAGAATACAAGTTTCCCGATGAAATTGAAGCTTCAGAAGAGCTTGAAGTTGAGATCGAGGACGACACCCCCGAAGAAGATCGTGGCAAGACACCATCCGATCCAAAGTTCGTAGAAGAACTGGATAGAGATGAGTTGGATGAATATTCCAGTGCCGCCAAACAAAAGATTGCCGCTTTCAAGAAGGTCTACCACGATGAACGAAGGGCGAAAGAAGCCGCCGACCGTGAGCGTGAGGAGGCCGTGGCGGTTGCCAAAAAGCTGTTTGAGGAAAACAAAGCACTCAAAGGGCGTGTAAACAACACTGAAGGCTTTGCACTCAATTCCATCAAATCCAATGCTCAAGCGGCTTTAGAAAAAGCCAAGCGTGAGTATCGGGATGCGTACGAATCGGGCGACACGGATCGGATTATTGAGGCTCAGGAAGCAATGACTGAGGCCAAGATGTCCATTTCCCAAGCAGAGACGGCTGAACACAATTTTAAAAATCGACCTGTTCAGGAAGAAGAATTTGTGGTACAAACGCCCCAACGGCCTAAACAGCCGCCCCGTGATCAGAAGTTTGAGAAGTGGCGAGAGCGTAACTCTTGGATTGATTCAGACTCTGAAATGCGAGCTTTGGCGATGGGTATACACGAGAAACTCGTTGCCGAACATGGTGCTGGCTATGCCACAACCGATGAGTATTACAGACGCATTGACGCAACAGTGCGTAAACGCTTCCCCGAAAAATTCGAGGATGGCGATGAAACGGAAATCGAAGTCGATTCCAAACCTCCTGCTCGCACGAAACCGAGTGTTGTCGTAGCTCCTGCCTCAAGAAGCACTGCTTCAAAGAAATTGAAGCTGAAGCCTTCCCAAGTTGATCTCGCCCGAAAACTTGGAATTACCAATGAGCAGTACGCCAAAGAAGTTTTAAAACTGGAGATTTGAAATGACAAAAACTGAAATTAACCGTTTAAGCCGTGATGTTGATACAAGAGCAACCTATGAACGTCCAAAGCAGTGGATGCCAGCGGAACTCTTGCCCGAACCTGATAAGGAGCCGGGTTACTCATATCACTGGGTGCGTACCTCCACACTAGGAGCGCCAGACCCCCGCAATATTTCGAGAATGTTGCGTGAAGGATGGGAGCCAGTTCGAGTAGAGGAACAACCTAAATTCCAACTGTTAATTGATCCAACCAGTCGATTCAAAGACAACATTGAGATCAGTGGGCTGTTACTTTGCAAGAGTCCTGATGAGTTTTTGTTGCAACGCCGTGCGTACTTCAAGCGGCAGACACAAGCTCAAACAGATGCTGTAGACAACAGTTTTATGCGTCAAAGCGATGCGAGGATGCCCCTTTTCAAAGAAGGCAAGTCTTCGACCACCTTTGGCAAAGGTTTTTAAAATTTTTGGAGTTTTTTCATGGCATATCCTACCGTTTCAGGCCCTTACGGGTTTCAACCGATCAATCTGATCGGCGGTCAGGTGTTCGCTGGTTCTACTCGCAATATCCCCATTACTTCAGGTTCTGGCACATCAATCTTTGCAGGTGATGTTGTCCGTCTGAACACTGGTGGTACTTTGAGCCGAGCCGCTACGGGCACTACCTCCGCCACTGACGCAGTCGGTGTTTTCATGGGTTGTTCTTATACAAACCCATCAACCAACCAAAAGATTTTCACTCAATACTGGCCCGGTGGCACTGTTGCCGCTGATGCCGTTGGTATTGTTGCTGACGATCCCAACACTCTGTACAAAGTTGCTGTGCTGTCTACTTCGACTGCTGTCAGTGGCTTGACTCGTGCGGCTGTTGGTCAAAACGTGGCTTTCTTCTTGACCGCTGGTAGCACTACCTCTGGCGACTCTAAAGAAGGCGTGTACAACTCGACTGGTTCAACTACCACTTTGCCTTTCCGCATTGTTGATGTGGTTCCTGAAACCGTCAACGCTTCTGGCTCGTTTACAGAAGTGATCGTCAAATTCAATTTTGGCGTTCACACTTATACGTCTGCTACGAACGTAGTAACCGCCGCTTAAAGGAGCATCTAAATGGCTATTTCTCGTGCACAACTACTCAAAGAACTGCTCCCCGGACTGAACGCTTTGTTCGGTTTGGAGTACGCAACGTACGGTCAGCAACATAAAGAAATTTATGAAACTGAGACTTCTGAGCGTTCTTTTGAAGAAGAAACCAAGCTGTCCGGCTTCTCTGCCGCACCTGTCAAGAACGAAGGCCAAGCCATCGCTTATGACAATGCTCAAGAGGCGTTTACAGCTCGCTACAACCACGAAACCATCGCTTTGGGTTTCTCGCTGACCGAAGAGGCCATCGAAGATAACTTGTACGACAGCTTGTCTGCTCGCTACACCAAGGCTTTGGCTCGTGCAATGGCTTACACCAAACAGGTTAAAGCCGCCGCCGTGTTGAACAACGGCTTCACCAACTCTGCCGCTTATTACGGTGGTGATGGTGTGCCTTTGTTCTCTACAGCTCACCCCTTGGTTTCTGGTGGAACTAACAGCAACACCCAATCAACCGCCGCAGATTTGAATGAGACTTCTTTGGAAGCCGCCATTATCCAAATCCAACAGTGGACTGATGAACGTGATCTGTTGATCGCCGCCAAGCCCAAGAAGTTGATTGTTCCTCCACAGCTTCAGTTCGTTGCAACTCGTTTGCTCGAAACAGAACTGCGTGTTGGCACAACCGACAACGACATCAACGCTGTGAAGAACAATGGTTCTGTCTCTGAAGGTTACACCGTTAACAACTTCTTGACTGATCCAAACGGCTGGTTCCTGACCACCGATGTTCCAAACGGCATGAAGCATTTCGTTCGCACCCCGCTGTCTAACAGCATGGACGGCGACTTTGATACCGGCAACGTCCGTTACAAGTCCCGTGAGCGTTATAGCTTTGGTTGGTCTGATCCCCTCGGTATGTGGGGCGCACAAGGCGCTTAATTGCCCTTGGAAAGAAAGGCTCCTTCGGGGGCCTTTTTTTTGCGTTTAAACCTTGTACAGCGTTTAAATGTGGTGTATAAACTAGGTATCTGGGCTTTCACTTACATCAACCGCCCCAGCGGACAATGCAATGATGATGTAAGGACTTTTGCATAAAGGAATATTCATGGGATTCGCAACTCACCTTGGCCCTTGGTTGTTGGGTACTGTTAAAAACACAACTGGCGCAACCTCCGGAACAATCCGCAACATGGGCGCTACTACAGTTAGCCAGTCCGCAAA